CATGTACGTAGTTTTAAGAAACTGAACGTCATGGTCAACGGTGATGACATCATGTTCTGCTGTACACAAAAGCAGTATGATAACTGGTTAAAAATATTACCAGAAGCGGGCTTAACACCCTCTCCGGGTAAGAACTTTTTTCACAAGAAGTTCGGCACGGTGAATAGTGCCCTATTTTATCAGGAATCATATCAGACGCGAGCTTCAGCACTCTCGTCGTCTGTAACAAAGACGTTAACACATTATGTACCGTTTTTTAACGTGGGTATGCTACTGGGTCAATCCAAGGTAGCTCGCGTTGAAGAAGGTCGAAATAAACCAATCCATTGTTTGCATGCTGCCGTTTTACATGGCGCTACGAACAAGATCCGTGCTGACGCACGCTTCCGATTCTATAATCGGGAAGAGTTAACAGTCAGCAGTCGTATGTACGACGGAATCCAACTAAATTGGTATTTTCCGCGCACGATGGGGGGTCTCGGTATGCAATTGCCGGATGGGTGTACTTTTGTCAGTGAAGACGAAGTGCGTAAACAAGGTTATATTCGAAAAAACCAGGTCCTCGCAACAGATCGTCAACGCGTTATCGCGTACGGTCTTAGAAAAAAGTGGTATGAGCCCGACTTGACGAAGGCTCCGTTTGAAGCTATTGGTATGGAAAAGGATCCTGACCAAGTCAAATGGGGTGATATAGTTAAGTGGGGTTTGCTTCGACCTCAACTCGCATGGTGTCCTATGATGCCGGATGCTAGAGAAATTGAGACGTTGAGCCATATGCCGAATTGGTATCTTCCAAATACAGGGTCAATCGAAAAAGAACTGTTGAAATACAGTTTTCGAGGCCTTAGTTGGGAGAGATTCGCAGTTAAGGATTTGGTGACAAATAGTTTCGACGACGAAGTCGTACGAAGAGTCACCCTAGGGGGAAAACAGTCGAGGGAGTTTTTGGTTCGCAAACAAATTGCGTATCCTATGCTCAAACTCGATAATGTTCATCTCTACCAAGAATTGCGAATATATGGTCTTCGTAAAAGTCGGAGTATGGTTGGAGAGGTTAAGGAGGAGTCGCGTGGTCCGCAAGGGGATCTTCGCGATTATGAGTTGTAGTGGTTTCGTGCTTGAATCACTATATACGACAAGTGCCAGTTGGAGCGCTTTCCCTGAATTCATTCTCATTTGGTTATACCGGGGAACGCTGTTGAAAAGCAGTACCGGGAGCCATCCATTGATCATGATGGAGAAGTGTGCGTACAAGTTATCGCAACGAAAGGTGGAAAATACCACTAGGTCGGCCAGTGTAGACCCTTACAGGAATCCAAAACACGTTAAGGAGTGTGCTAAGTCGTAAGACGGAATGCCAACAGACTACAACGGATTTAAATTTACACTTGGGCATAGTCGCCGCTGCAGCTTCTGAATCTGCGGATATGAGACGGGACCCGATGAATTCTCAAAGGGGAAAGGCAAGCACCAACGCTTCCAAACGGTCATCGACTGCTGCGACCAAAACAAACGGCAGTTCGGCTCCTCGCCGTAAGAGGAAACAACAGAAGAAGGTTGATCGAGGTAGCGGATTTAATATCGCTGCTTCTGTCGCCTACTCGGCGATGCAGACGACAACTACTGCGTCGATTACGAGTTCTGCACGATCTATTCGCATTGTGCATCGCGAACAGTTTCTTGAAAACACTGGCAACATCGGATTTTCAGCCGACAACGTACGAATTAACCCAGGGAAAAGTAACATGTTCCCTTGGATGAGTCAGATGGCCCGATCG